CTACTTCAAAATCTCATTGACTTTGTTCTGGATTATAGTTGGATTATACCCCGCTGCCTTAAGCCTATTGATACGCTCCTGTCCGTTGCCCCACTTGCCTATGATGACTTCATGAGCAACTGCATTGATGATCTTGTCCTCTGACATCTGTGAAGCCTTGACGAGCTTGTTGACTGCTGCCTGTACCTTATTGTAATCATATCCAGCCTTTGTGAGTCTATTCTTACGATCAGTACCGTTGCCCCACTTGCCCGCCAGCACCTCTTTAGCCAGCGTGTTAACGCTCTTCTTTGCTGTCGTAGATGTAGGCTTGATCTTAGCCTTGCCTGCCAGCTTATTCCAGCTCGCCGCACTGATATAAGCCTTATTGAGATCAAGGCTGCCGCTGTAACCTGAGAGCTTACCGGCAGATGTGTACTGACGGATAAGGCAGTTATAAGCTCCCTCATTCCATGGATGTTCCTGATATCCTGTCCGCTCATAATCCGGATACTGAGCGACCCACAGACCATATCCAGCCTTTTTTACGGCGTTCATAGCACTCTTCTGGATGTAGATAAGCGGTTTGATGCCTGTCTTCCGATATACATAGTTACACCATTTCAGACACCACTCAAGATCATTCTTGCCAAACTGATGGTTGTTTTTTGCCTCCCAGTCCAAGACAAGCACCGCCTTGCCAATGTACTTCTTTACATACGCAAGGAAGTGATCAGCCTCTATCTGTGGATCGCTGCCGTTGGCATAGTGGTATGCACCCAGCAGCTTCTTTTTCTTCAAAACAGCATCACAATGCGCTGCAAAGTATCTGTTCTTGTAGTCTGTTCCCTCTGTCGCTTTCACTATACAGAAGTCATACGCTATCTTACTGAGGTCTATGCCGGCATCCCCCTGCCATGCACTGATGTCTATTCCATTCATTTCCCATCACGCTCCTTTCTCTCCATATCTCCACCTCTGTAAAATCGCTTAAATATTTCGATCAGATAGTCCCATCCTCTGGTACAGATGAATGCAATAATAAAAGCACCAAAGAATACAGCTACAGGGTAATACCATAGCAGCCGAATATTGAAATATGATAATGCTACAAACAAGCATATCTCACATATGATGAGACTTGTTATAAGCACCTGAAAAGAGGTTGGAATCTTCTTCAGTATTCCAACCTCTTTTGTAAACTCTGTGATAACTGTGATCAATGTGCAAATTACTGCAACAACTAATAATAATATTGCTAACTTATCCACGATTATATCTCCTTCCTATTCCTGATCATGTGCCGCTTTATTCAGATGTTTTTCCATCTTGTCAATAGCCTCTGTGACTGGTCCATTACATCCAAGCTCCTTTAGGCCTTTAAGACACGCAAGTGTACCATATGTAAGCAAACACTGCTCTTCTTTCATCTTCTTGATCTCTATGTCCTGTTCATTCTGCCTGGAATACCATTTATATATTGATATGAGTATCCCTCCTATCAGTACAAGAGCTCCAAGTACCTTCCCAACCTGAATTATTGTTTCAAAATTTATATACATGCTCAACCCCCTATATAAGATTCTTAGGTCTTGCAACTCCTACTACAACTAAGCTTATATTTGAATCTGCTTTGTTTGTATTTTTTGCTTTTACAGTTATCGAATATGTAGTCTGATTTATTGAAGAAGCTTCATATCCCATGTATGTGACACCACTAGGGATATTTTTAGGAATAACTAATATTCTACCCGTATTCATTGGAAGCTCTACATCAACGGCATATTGAAGTGTCGTTCCTGCGTCAGTTCCTGGTATAGTCGCTGTTGCGCCTACTATATCAGATATAACAAGGCTTTTTGTTGCAATTTTTTCCGCATAGCTTTGCGCATTAGCAGCATCTGTTTTTGCAGCATCTGCCGTGTTCTGTGCATTATCCGCTTTCGATGATGCAGTGTCTGCTGTTCTCTGCGCTTCCTCAGCCCTACCTATAGCTTCCTCAGCCATTGATGCTGCGTCATTTGCAATAGACTGTGCCTTTGCGGCTGTTTTTTCGACTTTCGATATCTCCTGGATGATATTCTCTGTCGTTAAATCTGACTCCTCTTTTGTATATTTATTACTAAGTGGGGGGAAAGTTGATGCAATCGCAACTGGCCCACTCGCATTTATTCCATCATGTATAATTTTGTAAAGCGGCATGTCGGCGACACTTACATTATTGGCTATTATGCCAGCTTCATACACAGGTGATTGTGGCTCCTGTGAGGATTCTACAGGCTGCCCTGTCAAGATCAGCAATGACATATCCTCAAGTCCTTCCTCTGACAGCGTGTATCTTGCAACAAGAATATCAACTCGCTTTTTACCTGTTTCTCCACTAGGGAAAGTAAGATCTTCATATGTACCTGTAACCCTAGCATGGCACCCCTGAAACATAATGTCACACGGATATACTCTAAGTGTCGTTGAATTAACCAGCACTGGTGGCTGGGAGACCGACAAAAATCCATCGCCATCCCATTCTGCTCTGTGCAAGGCTCTATCATCTGCACTCGTTACATGTGGTTTCCCTGTTTTTCCTGTTATTATCTTCATATTTCCACCCTTTCCGCTACGACACCGAATATTCAATGTCTATGCTGTTATCATCTATCTTAGCTATGATATTTGTGATCTGCTTTTTTACGGTTGCTCCTGTAAACTTCTCTGTGCCACCTGTGATGTCTCCTATTTGCATCGCCATGTCTGGCAGAGTCATATCCAGACGGTCTGCATTCAGCTCCTGAAGTCGTGCTATACCTCCGGATTTAAGCTCATCCATATCTGTCGCTGAGCTATAATCATACACAGCGGTTCTTTCTTCAAAGCCTTTGAATGCCTGTGTATCCGTTATATTTCCTCTTTTATCAATATACAAATGCAGTACCTGTCTATCTTTGAGCTCCCCTTGGCCAAGGCAAATAAGATGATTATATCTGTTCTTGATCTGCGTGATATTGTAGTTGATATCCGATCTCATACAATCCTTATCCTCTGTATAATCGTAAGGCACCGCACTACTCATAGTCACATATCCATCTTTAACCACAAGCCTGAGAACCCTGTTCTGGGTGCTCAACAGCGCACATATGCCATCATAGAGACTCACATATCTGTTGAACTGAAATGATTGTACATTCCATGATTCGCCTGTCATTCTGTATATGCTGCTAAGTCCAGCCACTTCAATGAGCTTATTGATCACTGTAACTGCATCACCTGATACAATCTTGTAATCCGTCCCCGCCGGAGACTCTATGATCTTGTCACACAAGATGCCTCTGAGATTTCGGCCAGTGTATTTGATTTCTCTGTCGGATGTCACCACACCGACATTATCAACTATTCCGCCGTACTCAGTGTTGTTGATATACCACCAAGAACCGCCTTGCAGGATGTTGTTATCCTGCGCTACAGTGACCTCGAAATCCTTATCCTTCGCAACATCCACATCTATATTGAAGTTCTTGAGATATCCCTGTTCTACCCTGTCTGCATCAGTGTATATCAACCTTATGTCCATTTTGGTTCACCTCTCTCATGTATTACACTTAAATCAAAATCAAAGCTTCCATTCCACATCACACGATGATTCCCGGGGGATATCTTTTCAAACACATCGCTTTGCTTGTCCCTGTATCTGAACATGTTTTCCTGTGTTCCATCTGCTTTCACAAGAGTTATCGTAAGCTCTGCAGAATTAATAACAATCTTATCTCCATCGCCAACAACACACCTAACGCTGTAGTAATGATTATCAATATATATGACTGGATTAACAGCACCATTATGTATGCTGAGTACAAAATCACAGTTTCTGAAGTCATCCACCTCAAGCTTACTGATATTGTCAGAAATTGAGTTGTAATCATATTCATAACAATACTCATAGCCTTTACCTTCGATAAACTCATCTGGTACATGCTTATAGTTGTGGAAATCTTCCTTCATCCATCTGCCACCATCTGTTACTACTTTAAGTGACAGATTCATCGATGTCGCCACGTCAAGATAATTGCTCTTCGCCGAACTAAACACATAGCATTCAAGATAGTAATCACCTATATAGAGCTTCCCTTTCTGTTCTGCTATGATGTCTTTTTCACAGACTTCATACAGTCTATTCTTAAGATCGATACACTTCTTCTTACTTTCTGCCGATATAACAACAGGGATGGTCTTTGAGACCACCCCTGTTCTGAAATTTTCGGCACGGTTCCTGCTGCTATCGTATGTATATTCGTAGTTTCTGAGATCGTTTGAGTTGGCAAAGATACCCTTCTTCCCGAACTCTATAGTCTCACCTAAGTGATTCACATATCTAAGCTGTTCAAGCATTTCTCACCATCCTTCCGAACTCTCTGCCATCAAGTTTCAATCTCACACCCTCTGTAAGAGCTGTCAGTATCCACTCATACATGTTGTCATCTATGTGTCTTATAATCTCCAGTATCTTATAAAGTACCTTCAGTGATTCCGAATCACCAGTCACTGCTCCACCTGTAGCCTCTGCCATATCCTCGGCTACCTTCTTGATCCAGCCAGTATTCTTCTCAAGTGGCACTACAGCCTCAGCTCCATTGCCCTCAAGGATACCGACCTGACCACGCTTAAGCACACCACCTTCAGCAAGCTGCGGGGCATCAAGCTCATCAATCCTTGATATAGATACCTTAGGAATCTTATTTAGAACTGATATAGCCGAGTTAATTGCCCGGATAAAGCCGTTGATGATTCCTGTAGCCTTGCTCAGTATCGCATTGACCGCTGATGTCACAGCACCTTTCAGGCCGTCTGCTATTGCTGTTCCGACCTTGCTAAATATATTCTTAATCTTCTGCCATGTAGAGCTAAAGAAATTCACCATCGGTGAAAATGCATTCTTTATACCAGCCCAAGCCTTGCCAAATATATCACTGAACCATGTGCCTACGGCAGAGAATGTGCCCTTAATACTTGACCATATTCCACTAAAGAACTCTGGTGCAGCGTTCCACGCCTTCTTGATTCCCCGCCAAGCTGCAGCAAATGATTCTTTACAGTTATTGATCGCTGTAACTATCAACTTGATAGCAGACTTAAGCGTTCCTGAAAGCATCTTACAATACCATTCAAGGATTGGTTGCAGCACATTTAGGTAATCTTCCATCAGCATCGAAAGTATTTCCGCCAGTGGTGGTAATATCATATTGATAAGATCTGTCAGTGGTCCGACCACCTGCATCACCAAATCAATGATCGGAGTTAGCAAATCTAAAAATGGCTGCAGTAAACCAAGTATAGGCTGTAGAATAGACATCAATACAGGCAATAAAGACTGAATAATCTGAGTCACCGGCGGCAAAAGCATATTGATCAGATTCGTAAGTGGCGGTAAAACTGCCTGAATAATCTGCATCATCGGTGGTAAAAGCAGATTAAGCAGTGTTGACAGTGTTGTCAGCACAGGTCCAACCAACTGCAGAATCGATGGTAAAATCGATGTCAGGGTGCTAAAAACAGAATTTAGAGCGGTTGATATCGACTGTCCCAATTCCCCACCTATGCCGGGCAGTAATGTCTCAAGTATTCCGGGCAGATTATTGACCACCTCAGACAACAACGATGTCGCTCCCTGTATCAACGATGGCAGTAACTGCTCAATAAGAGGCGGTATGTATGGTGCCAGTTTCTGAGTCAGCTGAGACAGCCCTGTAACCACCCTCGGCAGTGTATCGGCTATCCTTGGTACAAGATTATCTGCTACAGCCATAGCCGAATCAACAAGGTTATTCATCAGCACTCCCATATCCTGAGATGGGTCTGCCATACCTATGAGCAGATTAGCCCATGCGGACTTCACCATGCCGATGGATCCCTGTATTGTCGTGGCTGCTTCTTTTGCGGTAGTGCCTGTTATATCCATGTTAGTCTGCACAACATGAATAGCCTCAATCATCTTATCGAATGATACACTGTTGACGTTATCTGCTGTCACGGTCATGGTGTCACCAAGTACACCAGAGTCATTGATAAGCCTTGCCATCTCGGCTGCAGTACCGCCATAACCAAGCTTGAGGTTATCAAGCATGGTGTAGTTCTGCTTGGCAAAACCCTGATATGCGTTCTGAATCATCTCCATACTGGTGCCCATCTTATTGGCATTATCTGACATGTCTGTTATGGCCAGATTCGCATACTCGGCAGCCTGCGCTGTATCACCTTCAAGGCCTTGTAGTAATGACGCTGAAAAGCTCGTTACAGTGTCCATGTAATCATTCGCCGACAGCCCCGCCGTCTTATATGCATTATTCGCATACTCAACAACCTTATCTGAGCTGTCCTTGAACAGTGTCTCAACACCACCGACAAGCTGCTCGTAGTCCGCATACCCGCTTACAGCCTTAGCAGTAATGCCAGCTATTCCAGTGGCCACAGCCGTTGTTACGACAACAGCTACCTTTGCTGCCTTGAGCGCAAACTTGCCGATATTGCCAAACACAGAACTCATCTTTTTGCTTGTCTTCTCTGCCTTGTCGCCAGTCTCTTCAATTTTCTCATTCGCATCCTCATTTGATACTGCGATTCTTCCCAGTATCTTAAATACTTCCAAAAGGGTCTACCCCCTTTCCTCGATAATAAAAAAATAGAGACACACGTTCTGTGTGCCCCTATGGTATAAAATTCTCTATGATCGACATGGAATCCTTTATGGTTGTTTCAAGTTCGTCTCTGCTTTCAAATGCCCCTGATCTGACCGGCTGTGAACTGCCACCTGATGTGCCATACAGCCTTGCCTTGAAGTCATTAAATGATATGTTCTCCCAACATTTGTGAATATACATATCCCAGAGCTTGTCATCATCGTCAAGACGCACAAACGTGCATACAAACTCATCAAAGCTCTGATTGTCTATCATCGTATCAAGCAGAGTGTACGGATCCGCATATCTGTGAAATATCAGATCCATGAACTTGAGATAGCCTACTGTTTCTTCTCGAACAATCTTGAAACAACCTTGATAAAATCCGCAAAGCCCGGAAGTGTGACCGCATCATATAACATCTGTGTGAACACAGAGAGGTCAAGATCTGCTACCTCATCCACTGTCATACCTGACAGGTGTGACAGGCAGACAAATACCTCACGCTGACAGTCTGACAGCTTTGTCAGGATCACATCTACAAGCTCGAATGCAAGACCAATACCCACATTCTCAAGGAACTTCGATATGTCCTCATCATCCTCATCACCAGCAAGTTTCTCACGTTCCTTCGCAATGAGCTCTTTGAACCCATTGCCGCTGAATGAATCTTTGAAGTCCTTTACCCCCAGCTTGCTGAACAGTTTCAGGAATGCAGCTATATCTGTAGCCTTTGGATTTCTAAGTGTATATGGCTTGATCTCCTGCACATCTTCTGTTGCCTCGGCATCTTCTACTACTTCGGTATTCTCTACTACATCTTTATTCTTTTTTATCTCGGTTGTTCCCATGATTATCTCTCCTTTTCTATGTCAATTAGTCTGTTACTTCTGTACTGGAATATATAGACTGCTGAACCTGCTCCGTTGTCGTGCCGGTAGGCAAATAGATGTGGTATGGCAATGTATCAGCTGCTGGTGACAGATCCGCATAGCACTCCATTGTCAGCGCAAATGTGCCATTCTCCTTGTTCTTGCCCTCTATCTCAAGGCCTGATGTACAGAGCGCATTGTCAAAGATCACGATAACAGGACGACCATCTAAGAATCTTCCGATATAACCGAAGTTCTCAATATAATCATCCTTTTCGATTCTTGCCTTGGATTCGATCACATCGTATCCTTCCGCTGTTGATGTGCCATTCTGTCCGATAATAGCCATCTTGATCGTCTCAGGCGACAGCTCCACCATATTAGTGTCCATCTGTGCTGTCTCACCTGTCTTAACTGCCAACTCCTTAACCTTAACTGATGCACCATCGACCTCTATATCCTTGAGCTCAGGCTTGATTGACAGCTTTGTACCGCCGGATGTTGCACCGATCAAAGACTCAGCAAAGTTCCATGTCTTTTTTGATGCGTCATACCTGAGCCCTTTGTGAATCGTTCCGGCACCAAACACAATGTTCTTCGGTGTCTTGTCTGTGATACCGGATGACTTAAACTCTTCATAAGTTAATGTATCTGCCATGATATAATCACCTTCCATTCTTATATTCTTTAATAGTCAAATTGATCTGTATACGTTTGAGGTCTGCATCCCCTGTTGGAATCGGTGACGCATTCCCATAAAAAACGGCAACCCCCGCACCACTTGCAAGGATTGCCGTTCGTTCAATATTCTGTTCTATCTTCTGTTTGTACTTCTCCAGGCTGAACCACGAGCCTCTTGTGAATCCATCTATGATGAATGTTATTTCCTGACATCCATCCTCTTCAGGAGTATCACCTTCAGAATATTCACCGACAAAGTATGCCTCTGGTGGGTCATCCTGCCACTCCATGAATGCGTATGGTATCTCAAGTTCATCTGTGAGTACACTGTTGATATATGATAATGTCTCGCCTGTCATGCCATCACCGCCTTACTCTCTGAATGTCTGATTGAGAATAGAACCCAGTCGCCTGATGATCTTGCCCTTTGTCTTGTCGAAGGCTTTCTGTAAAGGTCTGAGAGGCTTTTTACCATGAGTTGTGTGCCAGTTGCCACGCTCATCCTTATAGACCCATGGTTTTTTGCGTCCATTACCTTTCAGTGCGTATTCACCTGTTCCATACTCTTCCCAGATAGCATTCTCAAGAGGATTGCCAATAACAGCCTCGCCCTTATCTTCATCGACATAGTGAGTCCATTCGCCTTTGGTGTGACCTGTATCAACTCTTGTCTGTGCTATCTTGGTCTGAGCCTCGACCTCTACAGCAGCCTCATACAAGAAGGCTACAATCGAATCATCCAGAGCCGCCTCAACCTTTATTCTGTTGTCTGTGAACTCCACATTTCCCATTACTGCCCTCCTGTGTACTTCAGATATATCTCAAGCTGCTCATGCATCCCCATCGGATCATCTATCAGCATGATGTCATATACCTGACCATTAACCACCATACGGCTGTTCTCAGCCTTGATCATGTCACTGAGACGTTTATAATCAGCTATGAACATGTGCGTTGATTCCTGCACCTTGGCATTATATGTTGTGTACTTACTGTCACCGCCTGAGAGGTCTAGCCAGCCGGTCAAGGTATCTTCTGACACCCATGCAACTTCCTGTTCACCTATCTCATTTCTGGTTATGCTCTTGATCTGTATGTCCGCAACTGCATTTCCGCCTATTCCTCTCATGTTCAAAACCTCGCTTTCATGTACGGCTTTAAAAAGCCAAGAAGCGACTTTGGATATCCCATGAGGGAATTGTCGCCATCCATGTTGAAATAGGTCACAGAGTGCCTGCTGATGGTCTCAGACTGCACACCAACCTTATCCCTGTTGTTCAAATCCCATGAAAGCATGTTGGCAACTCCCAGCTTGATATCCATCGGATATACTATCTTTGTCACCATGACGACCGGTTCGCTTACAAGCTCCTCATTCACCTCTATATGTCCATTGTCCATATCCACAGCTTTGATGGTGTACAAGCCATCGTTGTAGCGTGACTCTGACACCTGTATAGTGTCGCCAACCTTGAACAGCTCTGATGCATACTGAAAGCCTGTCACAGCGTCCACAGGAGCCACAAACCGCCTGTTCCTGTCCTGATAATTATTATTTGTATATTTTCTGATCAGGAGTTCCAGTGCCTGAAGCTTAGCCTCAAGCACTGAATCTTTCTCCTCGGTGTCTACATACTTCTTAAGTTCATCGACAGTCATGATCATATGACCACCGCCTTACTTCTTAAACTTAGCAAGTACAACCTTTGAAGCGTTGGTGAGTGCAGCACCATAATACTTAGATGCTGTGATATCATGTCTCTGCTTCTTCGGTAACCATTCGTGATCAACCTGAACATCTTTCTTGAGGAAAATTGTAAGAGCTGGAGCTTCCTCTTCTGTAAACTCGGTCTCATCTGAATCAGGCTGGAGCTTGATAATAGGGCAGAGATAATACTGTGAACCAGCTGCAAGGCTCTTAACCTTATCACCGATTACAAGCTCATCTTTGCATGTTGGCTGAACTGTACTAAGATGCTTGTTTGTGTCTGACTCAGCAGTTGAATCAGCCACTATAGTAATAGTTCCCTTCTCTGTGTCTTTCTCATAAGTCATGAGCTTGATCTTCTTTGACTTCTTTACCCAGCATGATCCAATCTTACCTATAGAGCCTGTCACAATAACGCTCTTATCAAACTTGTCCGCTGACTTAAAGTTGTCATCCTTGAGAAGCGTTCCCTCCTGTTTAGGGTTTATGAACATAACCTTCTCTATTCCATCCTCTTCATCCTCGAACTTTGTGTTAGCATCAACAATGCCATCATATCCGATTACTGCAAGAGTATCTGGTGTATATACATTCTCTGATGTGTATGCAGCATCAAGCAGATCATTATCCAACTTGCCTACAATAGACTTTGAAAGCTGAGTCTCAGCCTGTCCAACAGGGTTCCCTAAACCACTATTGATTGCTGTCTGATATATTGATACGCTCTTAGCTGCACACTTAATAGTGAATGTCTTCTTTGTTGCTGTGAGCTTAGATGCCTCAATTTCATCTCCTGATTCCGGATCAAAATCCTCAGCATCGCCGATATAATTCCATGATGGAACTGTCTTTGTATCTCCTGGTACACCCTCAAGGGATGTATCAACATGGGCATACTTTAAAAGCTTGGCCTGTGCCTCTACCTTTGCATCAATCATATCCCCCATTACTTCTGGGTTAATGAGGTCACTTACCTTTGTAATTGCCATATTCTTTCACCTTTTCCTTTCTACCTTACTTTGTTCCATGCATAGCAGCTTCATATAGCTCAGGTGTTTCCTGGGCAATCTTAGCACGCTCTGCATATGATTTCTTCAATATGTCTTCTCTCGTCAGTCCTGTATCTTTATTTGTAGGATCTGGCAGTCTATTCTCAATGATGTGCCTCTCGCCATCATCTGAGCCGGATGAAGCTGTGAATTGAGCTGGGAACTGTGTCTTTAAGTCTGTGAGCATGTTATCCCATCCCTTTATGTGGCCTTCATCATCAAGCTTAAGCTCCTCATTCTTCTCCTTGAGGGCTGTCTTGATCTTATAGGTCATATAATCAGTATCAACCGCATGAGCCTCAAGCAGAGCCACCTTGATAGCTGAGTTGACCTTAGTCTCCTCAAGCTCTTTCTGAAGCCTTGCATTCTCTGTCTCATAAGTTGATATCTTCTGCTGCATGCCCTCGTCACCCTTGGAAGCTTTCTTAAGCTCCTCAATGAGCTTATTTGCATTGCCAATCTCCGTGTCTTTGCCGGTGATCAGTCCGTTGAGCTTCTCAAGTTCTGAATCATACTTCTCCTTGCTGACGTACTTGCCCTCGGACAGATCTGTGTATCTTACATGCTTGAGCTTATCTGTCTCTGTGCTGTTCTTCTCGTCAATCTTCGCCTGTACCTGCTTATACAGGTCATCTCCTAACAGTTCCTTTAATTCCATTGTTCCATCCTTTCTGGCTTTAATCGTAGCCACACATGGCAGTTATCACTCTTGCCGGAGTTATTCTTTATCGGTCACAGTTTTACTGCCTTGAGCCGATTTTGGGCATAAAAAAAGACCATGTTTTTACCATGATCTAAATTAGCTACTATTCTGTTCTTATTCCTCTGTATAACACGTATTTGTCAACTTATGGTATACATCCTCATACAGTTCCTGTTTATCGCCATTGTAGGTATACTCAGCATATATCCCATCACCACTGATATTTGTTGACGCAAGGCATTTATAATTCTGTAATGTCTTGCATGACCAGACAATATATATGTCGCCCTCATCTATCTGTATATCTGGGTGATTCTTACGATACCATTCAGTCAACTTCTTGCGACATACATTCTCAAAGTGTTTCATTCCTGTTACTATCATTACTTATCCTCCTATTTTATGCATTAAAAAAGCACCATACATCTCTGTACAGTGCTTGTAATCACATCTAGCATTCTTTTCTACTCTTCTCCTATATGTCTTTTTCCGGGCTTATATAGTTCTTCTATAACTCCATTGGCTATATCTCCGCCTACGTATCCTGGACCATACAACTTGTCTAAATGAGATAAAAATTCTGCATCACGAGGCAAAGTACCAAACTTTTCTCTTTGTTTATCATATTCTTCATACGATGTAATATTTAAAAATTCTTCTTTTAAATTCATTTTAAAGACTCCTCTACTAACCCGATTTCATATGTACTAAGGATTGTTTTATCTTTTTGATACACTCTGAAAAGCTCTGAGGTGGATTCCAATAAAAATTCAGTTTTTATACTTCCATCCGGATTAACAGCATCAGATATGCGGCTAACATATAACCTGCCTTGATATTCGCTAATAAATTTATCGCCATGCAAAATATATATTGCAAATTTTTGCCCTGCATCATTTTCGTATATTTCCGTAGTAATATTTTTATCGCTTAATCCCTCAGTTAAATATTTCTTATACTTTTCCACAACTTTAGGATCCAGCATACGTTCTTCTATCAGATGTCCAAATTCATGGTCTATATCCTCTTTCTCAGCGCCTTTGGCAACGTTAATAATGCCTTTTTTCACATCACAACTACTGCCGTTCTGCCCCATATTAAAGGTTACATCAGCCATTGCTTTCTGAACTTTATCCGGTAACTGTGAATATGCGTCAACAACAGCTTTTTCATCTCTAATAATGCCAGCATCAGACTTTGATGCCTTGAACATTATATCTCTTATACTATCACCGTTTTGGGTATTTGCAACATCTTTTTCATGCTCAATCTCAAACGACACCTTAAAGTACTTCGTCTGGTACTCTTCAAAATCCTTTGTCTTATCCAACCCGAAGTATTCCGCTCGCTTTCTCAGAGTCTGAAGCTCTTCATCATCCAGCGCCCACCTTGCTCTCTGCAATAAGCAACAACGGCAGTTGCAGTCCTCTGCCGGATCTCCAAACATTCCAGGAGCCTTAATCTTACGACCACCAACCTCAAAGGGCTCATCGACTTCCCGGATCTGTCCATCAAGCATCTGATGATGTTCTCTCGTTGCTCCGTCAAGAGTGGCATCCCACTGTTTCAATACATCTGCCCCTTTGCTTTTTGCAATATACATAGCGTCCAGCGCTGACTGTACCTGTATACGATGCCCTTCAGTCCTCGCAATGCGGATAGAGTTGTTATAAGCCTTCTGAAATGGAGTATTTGCCATGTGTCTTGAGAGCTTACCAGCCACCTCATTCCACGTTGAGCCATTTGCAATGCCTCTTGATACCTCTGCTCTGACCGCTTTCTTGAGGTATGTCACATCCTCGCCCATTTTGTCGTAGAGCAACTTACTGAGTTTGCTGTCCGTCTGAATAGCTCTCACAACTGCCGCCTGATCTATCGGCATGATGATTGGAATACCTGTCTTTTGCAGGTCATACATGACGCCTGTGTATCCGTCTCTGTAGCACTTCGTCAGGTAGTCAGACACAGTTGCATATGAGTTAGACTGCAGGTTACTCAGAACACCCTCAAGCTGCGCTTTCAAAGCCTCCTGATACTGTTTCTGATAGATGATGCTCTGCAGATTCTCCATATCAGTTCGTTCTGAAAGCTCTCTTATCTTCTGCTCACAATCTCTCAATGCCCGCTGATATACCTGTTTGAGTTCTTTGATTGCCTGCTTTTCTCTATTTAATTGTGCCTGTGCAACCTGCTTTTGTGCTTTATTCATCTTTTACCCCCAAAAACAAGGCTAAAATCTAACCTTGTTTTATGTCTACTGTACGCATAAGTCCATTGTGAATGAATGCTTCTCACCCGGCTGTAATATGACTGGCTCAATGACCTCATGTGCTAACATCAGCGCTCCTGTAAAAGCATTTGCATAACTCGCATATAACCCTACCTCTGATATGGTCAGTGGGGCATTACCTGTATTTCGTATAACTCTGGTGATAGTTATGATGGAACTTGAAAATGTCTGCGGTATATCTTTAGTTTGTGTGATGATCTCATAGTCCTCTGTCACATTTTCAAGCTTTATATCTGCCGCTGTCGCTGGTGTTGTGCCTGTTCCTAACACTATATAAACTCCGGTTGTGGCTGAGCTAGGTGCATTTTTTAAAAGCAACGAGGCTCCAAACAACTGTCTAAACCAGGAGTAACTTGCGCTAGCTGTTTTATTTTCTGTGGTTTTACACACAGTATAATTGCCTGAACCCAGTTGACAGCTTAGGCTGACAAGACCAGCGAAATTATTTGTTAACATATATACTTCCCCCTTTAATCCAATGTGTTATCTATTTTATGTGTCACTCGGCACTGTACTACACCGGATATCATCGTTGTGCTTAATATCGGTGTATTCGATGTACCAGTTGATATCTTCTGTGCATTATCAATAACCACTTCCCAATCATCACCGCTTGCGGTCTCAACACCTTTACCAGTGATGACCGCCGCAAGCCTTTTCTTGACATCACTGCCACGTTTTTTTACTTTGTCCAGCTCCTTGTACAGCTGTCCTGCAAGGTCTGTCATATATCGCTCTTCAATCTCACTCTCAACTGCTTCACAGCCCTCAAGAACCTTCATTCTTGTGAGCTTGGTGTTGATCTCGTTGATGATGTTACCCTCACTATCAAGCTTCTTGAAGCATACAGTGAAGCCGACATTGCCCGGCACTGTACATGCAGTAGCACCAACAAGCCAATCAAAGGTTATAATGCTTGCATCATCAGAGAGTGTATAATTCTCTATAAAATACACATCTTTCTGCTCTTCTTCATTCACATAGTTGATTGATATCTGATATTCAGTGAGATCTATGCCCTTATACGTTACCGGCACTTCAAATGTCAGCCGGTTTACATCTTTGTCATGATATACACCGATGACCTCACCAGCTGGCATCTTCACCGCTCTTGTATCTAAATCTATCTTGTATCTTTTATTTTCCATCTGCTCCACCTCCGTTCTCGACATCTGTATTGATGTTATCAAGCACCTTCTGAGCATCTTTCGTGTTCTCCTCCTCATTCTTAGGCAGCTTGTCCTTGATCTTCTCATAATCAATATCAAGCCAATCACAGATAGCTTTGATAATCGTCTCATCATTAAGTATGCTTGCAACATTAAGTATTGTATTGATCTCTGTCTGCCTTACCTGAGCCTCTGTAAGTTCTATCTGTGCATTTTCCTGTGCATTGCTCATAATCTCATGAGCGAACTCAAAATAAACATCCTCAGCCTTGTATGCCTTATTCTCAGCCTTGTTGATCTCATCAATGACAATCTCTACTATCTTCCTTAAGAACTTCCTGAGAGCTTTCTCGATTTTTTTTGCCTTAAGGTCAAGGAGAGAATAAGCCGCCTTGATGGCAATATTCGTAGTGGCTGATGTATCCTTGAGACCGGCGGTGTTCAACCCCATGCCGAACCGGTATATGTTCTTCTCGTCAAGTTCAAGCTTTGCCTGTCTTGCCTGGTATGGGACGTCAACAGTCTTAACATCAAGATCTCCATTCTCACCAACGCCTATAATCTTCTTTGTTTTGAGGTTTGTCTGAAGCTCATTTAGGTTGTCTCCCTCAAAGCCTTTGACTACGTGAATAGGAGTATCAAAGTCTATGAGGTTGTTGGACAGGCTGGAAGCCATCAGGTCATAGTCATCTATGAGTGGCTTTACAGGCTTGAGGCTTGAGAACTGCTTCTTGTTGTTATCCAGCCGGAAGAATGGAATATAGCCAAATCCATCAAAGTAGGTGGCCTTATCTCCATTATTCTTTGTATAAAGTACATGAGGCTTTGGGTTGATTGGTTCAGTATCATCTAACACCACCGCCCCATTATTAACCTGGACATAATAATATGTCTGCTTATCATCCCAGACCTGTATTCTCTCAATGGTCTTGTGTCCCTTATCTATCCTGTCCGTATAGTGGTATATCGTGTATGCACAGCCATCATCCGTATCCTTGGCTCTGACCTCAATAACTCCGATACTGTCAGCATTGGCAAATGACATCATATCTTTGGCATTCTTGTATGCGTACATATACGCAAAGCCTTTGACCTGCATATCTGTGATAGCGTCAGAAAGCTCAGACATGAACTCATCATTGTTGTTGAAATACTTGTCCATGTGTTTCTGCAACTCAGGATCATTTGATTTAACTATCTTATCCCCTGAGAGGATATACTGAGTGCATTGGTCAACCAGCTCTGTGAAGAATGGATGTGGTATCTTCACGTTGCTTCTGGTCTTGTCCTCTACCAGTTCGCCGTCCGCATTGTAATAGAACAATCTATACTTATTTATGTCATGATCGCCGTCATAGTATCTTTCGCCTGTCCGGGCGAACTGCTTCTTTTCTGATGTGCGGTCACTGTCTATCAATTTTTTTATCTCGTCAGGGGTTAGCATTTTTTCACCTCTCTATACCAGCCATGTTCCCTTAGGCTTATCATTCTCATATACACCAGTCAGCGCATCCGGAGCATCATCATGAGCATTCTTACCCTCTTTCTGATACTTCCTTATTGCTTCCGCAAAATCTGGCCATCTGTCTTCCCAATTCACAGGGAAGAGAACGTTCTGCATTACTCCTGTGCTGTTTGACAGGATCCTTGATGTCTTATTCTTTGACTGAAAGAACCACTGTATCTTAGTATGGGCATTCCCCAGAGCTTTCAGTTCTCTTATAACGTTTCTGCTGAATCCTCGACCGCCATTATTGCTCTCTATTAAAGCATTACCAACGTTATTATTTGTCAGCATCTGAGCTGTTGCCGGCTCAGTAACTTCCATTGACTCTTTTGTGTATAAAACATCAAGTATGTAGTATGTACTCTCATACATGCCATAACAAATAGAACACAGGTAATCGCCACCTGTGTCCGCTGTATCTGTATAATTCAATATATATTTGAACAGGTTATTACCCTTGCTATCCCTCGGAATATCCGTATATGTCTTGATATGACTGTATAGTCTGCCCTTGACATCTATAGGCTCCTGCTGGTAATTTGCAAGAACTATATCCTTGTTCATATTCTTGGTCTTTATCTTGTAATCCTTATATGACAGGATAGCTTCACAGAGCATTGCCCCATCGTCTTGTACTGCCTTGTAATTGATATGTACTACATCGTCATAGTTTGCAAGTACATATCCGGCTAAATCCTTTGTTGACCATCTTGTCATTATTATGATGATCTTGAAATCATTTTCAGTTCTGGACAGCATTGTATTGTTAAACCAGTCAATCTGCTTCTGCAATACTGATTCATTGTAGGCTTCCTCACTGTTCTTGATAAGATCATCTATTATCATAATATTACAACCAAATCCGGTTGCTGTACCTGTTGGAGATGTTGCAAGGTAATTAGCCTGCTGACTGCCCTCAAGGCTCCACTTCTGAGCTGCAGCCTCACCATACTTTATTTTTGTACTGGGGAATATGTCACCATACGTCAATACTCCCTCTGTAGGTTTCTCGGCTATGACATCTCTGACAGCCTTTGCAAAGGTTCCTGACAACGTCTCATTATATGAACCTGTCATAACCTTTTTGTCTATACCATATTTACCGAATAACCACTGAACAAATTTAGTAGCTGTTCGTGACTTTCCGTGCCTTGGCGGCATATTCACCACCATTATCTGTTGCTCTGCTTCTTCTACGAACCACTGCAGCTTATCCGCAAGATCATGCAAGAACGCTCTGTCGTTACTGTAGAAATCAGGAGAGGTCAGCTTGCAATACTGCCAGAACTCTCTCCTTGATAGCTCTATCTTTAGCTGTTGCTGTAATAAAGGGTCATGTTTATCAAACGTCATCAATAAGTTTCTTCAATTCTTCGGTTGTAAGCCCCTCAAATGCATTTGGTGTGGTATTCTTCACTTCCACCTTTTCTGTGAACATACCCAGGTGCTTACCCAGGAGCTCCAACGCCTGTATCTTGCTATAAGGCTTTATTTCAAAGCCATCTCGACCCTTTTTTATAACTGCAATAGCTTTCTTCTGATCCTCTGTCAGTTCATCCGTCAGGATAGGCTCCACTGTCCTGTATTTCACCTGATTGCCGTCCTCGTCAAGTACCGGGACCATGTTTCCATCAACCTCTACCATAGCGTCCTTTTCAACCACTCTTGCATAGTCAGATGCCTTTGCAAATGCGATAAGTGCAAGCTCATGCAATACTCTATCCTGAGTTATTTCTGTGCGCTTTTCACGCTCTTTCTGACGTTCTTGAATATATGCTTTGACGTTAACATTGGTTAACAATCTGCTTGCAGCGGCCTTTGCCGTCTCGTCTTTTTTCACAGATGGATAAGCAACCTTATAAGCTCGTGTGCCATTAAGGTCAACCAGCCATTCATCTGCAAATCTTTTTTGCTTTTCTGTTATCGCTCCCAAATGTCACACCTTCTTTCTGCTACTTTCTCAATCTCTTCGGGATCACAATCTCAAATCTTTTAATCTTACTCATATCTCACCTCAAACAAAATAGCCCAGTGGGGGAGAGAATCAACAACGACATTTTCACATTTAACTTAAGGAGTTTACATTTTTAACCACTGGGCATAAGAAAAAGGACACAACCGATAATGGCGAACGGTTATGTCCCTTATGAATCATATATTTTTATTGTTCTATGATAGCATATATAAATGTAAGATTGTGTAATGCTATATACAAAAGCACAACATTTTACATTTTTCATGGGCTATACTTATAGATTTAGTATTTTTTTCGAGAACTCTTCAAGAGCCCATCCATGCATACTTCTTATATATTCGTATGTATAGTTCATTTCATCAGCAATCGTTTTAAGTCGCTTGTACTCAACATATCTTTTGTACAATATGTTCATATACTTTGTATTGCCGAGGCTCTGTATTTGAGTAATTATTTCATTCTTAAGCTTGGTGTATCTTCTGATATCTTTTTTTATTTCACGCTCAAGATCAACGTATCTGCCAACTTTATTTCCCATTAAATCTTGTGAAACACTTGTTTGTACTTTTTCACTTGAGTAATCAAACGCTCCCGTACTTAGGGCCATTTCCTTAAGCTCATCGTATTCCTGCTGTTTCTGTCTGATCTTCACATCAAGAAGCTCTACCTGTTTCAAATACTCTTTCGCTTTCACCGCCTCACCTCCTACTTGTTCTCCCGGATGGTGAAATCCAAACCTGTTTCTTCCTTCAAAGTCTGTATAAGATCATCCCATATGATATCCCCATCACATATAGCCTCTGTCTTTGAATTAAATCTTTCACAGAACCTATCAAGCCTCTTCTGTCCAAAATCGAACTCATCACGTAAGACCATGCAGGACATAATCAAAATCGTGTCTATCGTATTTAACTTGATCTTATATACTGACTCATCAAGCTGCTTCTGGCTGACCTCAAGTGGAACAAACATGGCTCCTCTGACCTTGAGTTCTTTCTCTGCTGCTTCCATGCCCTGTGTCTTGATGACATTCATCAGCCATGCAGCCCCCGCCATTCTTGCTTCGTGTAGCTTTCTATCTGATTTTGCCATCCTCTCACTCCTTCCGCATGAATCTGTTCATCAAATGGTTGTCAGGATCCATCTTCATTCTGAATCCTATCTGTCCCTTATTCTCTATCACTCCCGGATCATTGAGCTCTGCACCGTCAAGAAAGCTTCGGAGCTTCTTCATGCAGTCCGGGCATAAATCTCTTGATCCCGTCACATCTTCGAACATATCAAACATACTTGCCCTTATCGGCGCTCCGTGTTCAAACGGCAGG